TAATTCTGTTGAACAGCAGAACATAAATTTTGTTCAACACACACTGCGCGCCTATATTGCAAAAATAGAAGATGCTTATGGTTTCTTACTTCCAAAAGGTGCTTTTTTAAGATTCAATGTAGATGGATTACTGCGTGGAGATTTCCAGACTCGTATGCAAGGATATTCGATTGGTTCACAGGCAGGATTTTTAAGTATTGATGACATCCGTAGATATGAAGATTTACCACCTGTGGATGGTGGGGATGTTTATCGTGTTCCTTTGGCTAACGTGGATCTTGCTGCTGCTTCACTCGTTGAAACCGACAAAAAAGTCGCGATGGCTACTCGTCTTGTCCAGTCTGGTTTTAATCCTGCTGATGTTCTTAAGCAATTAGGTTTACCACCAATTAAACACACTGGAGTTCCATCAACTCAACTGCAACAGATTTCACAGATTGATCCTGAAAATCCTGAATCGGTTTATGAGGTTTAAGAATGCCGATTTATACACAGCAGTACATTTTGCCAAATAATAGTAGAGTTCAGATTGTTCCACCAGATACTATGAGTCAGCACGTTTGTATTCATAACCACGAACATTCTTCCAATTCAACTGTTTATATTGGCAGTTCAAACGTAACCACATCAAATGGAATACACGCACAGGCAACACTAACTTCACAGGTAGTAATTGGACCTGGGGATTCATTATGGGCAATAAGCGACACTGCTGATGTAAATATCCAAGTACTAGTTATCAAGCAGGATTAATGCCGTATTACATAACAGACAAATCAGCAGACTGCAATGGCTGGGCAACTGTCAAAGCAGATGGTGAAGTTTTAGGATGTCACAAAACTAAAAAAGATGCGATTGGACAAATGGTTGCTGTCAGTCTTTCGGAAGGTATTGAACCTGCTGGAGAACGAGCATTGAATGGTGAACTTGAAGTTGGCGATTTTGTTTTTTGGGAAAATGGACAGAATTTTGAGTTTGGTCTAATAACTTTTATTTCAACTTATGGACCTATAACTAACCAACTTGGTGCAACATTTATAGCAACACAAGAAAAACCTCTAGCAAGCATTATTGTCTATCTTTTAGACGATAACCAATTACTAGAAACTGACCAGTTTGTAATTAAAGATTTTGCTCCACTAACCAAAATTGGTGAACTGCCAGATGAGGATGAGATGTCACCAGAAATGGATGATACTTCAGATGATGAACGTGCTATGCCAGATGATCTAAAAGAGGGTGATTTTGTTTCTTGGAACTCATCAGGTGGTCGCGCTCGTGGTCGCATTGAATATGTGATGAAAGATGGAACACTAGGAATCCCTGATTCAAGTTTCAAGATCAACGCATCAGCAGATGATCCAGCCGCTTTAATTAGAATATGGCGCGAAGATACTGATGGCGAGTGGAATGAAACTGAAGTTCTAGTTGGTCATAAGTTTTCTACATTGACAAAAATAGACTCACTTGCAAGAAATCTTAATGAAAGAGCAATTAACCAAGAAGCACCAGCATTTATGAGAGCCGCCGCTAGACGGGGCTTGGAACTCTATGCAGATGGAAAAGGTGGTGACGGGCTAGTTGATAAAACGATTCGAGAAGCAAGACTTATGGCACAAGGTCAAGTTTCAGATGATAAATGGATCCGTATTGCGGCTTGGATTTCTAGACACACTAGCGATTTAGATTCACCAGATGCCAACCCAGATTCAGAAAATTATCCATCCGCAGGTGTTGTTGCTCATTTATTGTGGGGAAGTGGTCCATCTAAACGTCAAGCACAGCGTACACTTGCCTATGCTGAACGAGTTGCTGAACGGGTTAAGGCAGAAGAATCCCAACGCTGGTCTAGTATTTCGATAAACTTAAATAAGGATGAAAGGACACCAGTGTCTAAACAAGTTGAACGACGAGTAAGTCATGTCGAATTTGATGTTCGAGAGATGGATACAACTGGCGACAAAATGACCTTTAGAGGTTATGCCGCAGTTTTCAATTCGGCAAGTCAGCCGCTACCATTTACTGAATTCATTCGAGAGGGTGCTTTTACTCGCTCATTAAAATCTCGCAATGAAATTAAAATGTTTAAGAACCACAACACAGATATTGTTCTTGGTTCAACTCGCGCTGGTACTTTACGTCTGATTGAAGATTCCAAAGGTTTACTTGCGGAAGCAGATTTGCCACCAACAACAGATGGCAAAGATCTATCTATTCTTATGCAACGTGGGGATGTAAATTCAATGTCTTTTGGATTTAGTGTTCCTGCTCGTGGTGATTCTTGGTCTGACGATGGACAGACTCGTGAATTACATCAGATTCGTCTGCATGAAGTTTCAATTGTTACTGGGTTTCCAGCATACGAAGCAACTAGCGCATCTGTTCGTTCCCTAGATTATCTAGCAACTCGTACAGCAGTAGATGTTGATGCTCTTGCTGATGCCCTTACTCGCCTAGAATCTGGCGAAGAATTAGATTCCACACACGCAGACATAATTTCAGAAGTTGTAACTAAACTACGCAAAGATAAACCAGTTGAGTCTGATTTTGCACCAGAACTGCTAGAACTTAAGAAAAAACAACTAGATCTAATGGCAAAGGTTTTCTAGTGGACGTGGCTAAAGTAAAAGCAGTCTTACTTGATGCAGCAGGAAATCCAGAATCTGGAATTATTGCTGACTATGCAGACTTATTAAGTGAAGCAGTTGTTGCGGCATTTGCAGAAAAAAAAGCAATAACTGAAGCACAAGTTCGGGAATTAAGAATTATTAAGCCAGAAGAACAACGTTAAATCTGTGCAATAATAATTTATAGCGATTGAGTGGAGCCACCATCGCGCTTTCTGTTGTGGAGCCACACAGATACTCAAATTAAATTAACCCAATAGGAGTAACAACTTATGTCTGATTACCTAAATCAGCAGGTTGAGGCTCGCGCAAAGGCTTGGGAAGAAGCAAAGAATGTTCTTGATCTTGCCGCAGCAGAAAAGCGCGACCTAACCGCAGAAGAAAACCAAAAGTATGATCGCATCATGGGTGACCTAGATGCTCGTGCCGCTACTATCGAATCAATCAAATCAGTTGCAGAACGTGAAGAACGTGCAGCAGAAGCAATGCGCGGATTAGAAACACAGGCTCGTCCAGAACTTGTAATTCCATCTGTTGATGAAATCGAAATGATTCGTTCACTTGCTCGTGGTGAAGTTCGTACACAAATGTTCGAAAAGCGGGATGTAACAAAGGGTTCTACTGGCGCACCAGTACCAACTTCTTTCTACAACCAGATCATTATGCAAGCACGCCATATCGGTCCAATGCTAGAAACTTCCACAATCCTTAATACTGCTGGTGGCGAAAATCTTCAGATTCCATCACAAGCAGGTTGGTCCACTGGAACTGTTTCATCTGAAGCAGCAGCAATTGGTGAAAGTGATCCAACTTTCAATGCGTTCACAACACTAGGTGCTTTCAAGTACTCATTCCTAACCCAGATTTCTCGCGAAATGCTTGATGATGCTGGCGTGGATATTCTTGGATTCCTAGCAGAACAGACTGGTAACGCTCTTGGTTACGCAGTGAATGGCGCATTAACAACTGGAACTGGAACTGTTCAGCCTTACGGTATCGTAAGCGTTGCTGGTTCTGGTGTTACAGGTGGAACTGGCGTATCTGGTGCGTTTACCGCAGACAAGTTAATTGACTTGGTTTACACCACAGACACAGCGGCTCGTCGTATGCCAGGAACTGGTTGGCAAATGAACGCAAGTTCTATTGCTGCAGTTCGTAAGTTGAAAGATACTGCTGGTCAGTACCTATTCAGCCCGTCACTTTCAGCAGAAGCGCGTGACCTAATGCTTGGTTACCCAATCTATGAAAATCCAGCAATGGCAAGCCCAGCAACTAGCGCAAAGTCAGTAATCTTCGGTAACTTGAAGTCTTACTACGTTCGCCAAGTTGGTGGCATCCGCCTAGATCGTTCAGACGACTTTGCGTTCCAAAATGATTTGGTAACGTTCCGCGCGACTGTTCGCCTAGATGGTAACTTGATCCAAACCTCTCATGTTAAGTACTTTGCAGGTGCGGCTAGTTAGTCATTAGCACTAAATTCAAAACCCCCGTAGGAAGCGCAGGTCTTACGGGGGTTTTGTCTTGCTAGAATCTTTATATTCGACTGCGTAGGAGTTATTTTGAAAGTTCTAGTCACAGGTGCGGCTGGTTTTCTTGGTTCAAATCTTGTAGATGCTTTGCTTGCCAAAGACTATGAAGTTTATGGAATAGATAATCTAATAACTGGCAGTTTGAAGAACATAGAACATCTTTCAGATAACCCTAAGTTTTGTTTTTACAATACAAACATTACGCATGGTCTAGGTGACTGGATAGATATTGAATTTGAACAGATTTACCACCTTGCTAGTCCTGCATCGCCACCAAAGTATCTAGAACATCCGCTAGAAACTATGTGGGTAAATACACTTGCCACAGAAAAACTGCTTAGTTACGCTCACAAGCACGGTTCAAGATT